CGAAGCTGTTCTGCCATGATTCCTCCTAAAGAATCTCGGTGAGGCTCACGTCGTCAAGGCGGAGCCACGTATTCTCGGTGATGGTGACGGTAACGGCCGTGCAGTCCTTGGGCGCGCTGAAGTCGAGAGTGACTTCATACCATTGCGTATCAGCCCTGTTTGGCGTTTTGGCTGATGCCACCACCGCGTCTCCGGCCGTGACCGTCGCCGTGGCTGTGCGCCATGAGTTTCCCTTTCCGACGGCATGCCAGAAGTCGAGGCGGTAGCGTGAGCCGGGGCTGACGGCCACGGTCTGCGACACCCCTCCGTTATCGGAGTCGCCCCTATACCATGCGTTTCCGCTGTGGGGAGTGTTGATGCTGCTGCTTGAGATCGAAGGTGTGAGGACGGTGCCGGTGCCTATCTTCTTCCAGCCGGTCAAGCCCTGCTCGAAGCCCGGGTTGACGATGAGATTGTCAGCGGGATTGGGCAGTACGAGGCGCGTGCCGGAATGCGAGAGTCCTATCATGCGGCCCGCATGGCACGCGCCAACCCACCTGCTTGTCCATGATGCTGACACCGCTCATACCGACGCCTCCCTTGGCCACCAGTAGAAATTATCGGGATCGGCGGCGCTTTTGGCGGCGGCGTCGGCGGCGTCCGCGCACTGGATCCACTTTGGGATGGCGGCGGCGCGATCGGCCGCGTCGCCTGCGGATTTGGCGGCGGCGGTCTGCGAGGTCTTCGCGGCGGTCTCACTGGCCTTGGCATTGGCCGCGCTGGCCGCGGCCTCGGCTGCCTTCCCGCTGGCTTCCCGTGCAGACCCACTAGCCGCCTGGGCATCCGTCTTCGCGCTTGCCGCGCTGGCACTGGCCGCGGTCTCACTGGATTTTGCCTTCGCCGCCGAATCGGATGCCGCCGTCGCCGACCGTGCCGCGGCGTTCTCGGATGCCGATGCCGCCGACTTGGATTGTCCGGCGCTCTCGGCCGACTTCGCGGCCGCAGTCTCGGAAGCCTGCGCTTTGTCGGCGCTCACGCCAGCCGCATCCGCCTTGGCCTGAGCTGTCTTCATGGCCGTCTCCGCAGCCTGCCTCGCCGTTTCCGCTCTATTCTGAGCGGTAGCGGCGGCATCGGCCTTGACGGTGGCGGTCTCCGCCGCCTGGGATGCCGTGGCCGCATCCTGCTTGACCTGTCCGGCGGTTTCGGTGAGCTGACCGGCGATGGTCTTCGCCTCGCCGATCAGCCCCTGCGCCGTGGTCTCGGCTTCGTGCGCGAGACTGGCGCTGGAGGCAGCCTCGGCCTGCGAGGATTGCGCCTTGCTTGCCGCAGCGGCGGCCTTCGCGCTTTCCTGACTGGCCACCGTTTCCGAAGCCTTCGCCGCATCGGCCGAAGCCGCGGCGGCCTGCACCTTGTCGTCGATCGATCCGATCTTGTCGAGCACGCCCTGCGCGGTGCGAGTGACGGTCTCCCACGCGGCCACGGTCTCCGTGGTCTTGTCCAGGGTCTTCGGATCCACGTCCGCCAGCTCGGAATATTCCGCCGACTCCTTGTCGGGCACCTCGACGTATCGCACGATTCCGCCCGCCACGAGCTCAGACACCCTCCACGCCCACTGTGTCGTCGAGGGCATCACCTCCGCCGTGGCCTCGCCCGCCGTAAGCTTGACGGTCTGCGCGACCGGCAGACGTATAGCATCGGCGACCGTGACGCGCCTCGTGGGCACGAGGCTCACGCTGCTATCCAGTCCACGCCCCTCGGCGTCGGCCAGATGGAAATGCACCAATGTCATGAGTGCTCCTTCCTTGTTGGGCCGTTATGCGCGGCCATGATCTCGTTGTGCATCTTCGTTCCCGTCCCGTTGCCGCCAAGCGCGCTGTACGCGCTGTACGCGTCATCGGCCTCGTCCATCACCTCGACCGGTATCGGACTGTTGGTCTGCACGTATTCACGGTGAATGCGGATGATCTCCGCACGGAGCAGGACACGCAGGCCGTGAATCATCGCACGCCCGTACCTCCACACCACGGCGGCAAGCGTGGCCGCACCGCCGCATACGGCAGGCACGAGCCATGAAACGACTTGGTCGAGCAATTGCATCGCCGCCTCTTTCCCCTTTGTTCCTGTTGGAAATCCCACACGTGGCTACCGTTGGAAGCCGCGATAACCACGTGTGGGATTTTGGAGGTTGAAATGTTGTTGGGAACGTTTGTGAATGAGGTCTGGTGGCCCTCCTGCGGGAAGCTCCGCGAGTGCACGAGGGTGGGCTACGAGTCGGCCTACCGCTGCCACATCCAGCCGAAATGGGCTGGCGTCGACATGGAGTCGATCACCGCGAACGACATCGAGGAGTGGCTTGGCTCGTTCAATCAGGCCGGCGCCGCACGCAAGGCGTGGGGCGTGCTGCGGGCGATACTCCGACTCGCCTATCGCAAGGGAGTCACCGACAATGACGTGACACGTCGTGAAATCAGACTGCCGCACCTGCGGCGGTATGAGCCGCGCGTGCTCGACGCCAGACAGGTAAGACGGCTGCTCAAAGGCTTCTACGGTCACGCGTTGGAAGCCTGGTTATTGGTCTCCGTCTGCGCGGGACTGCGCCGATGCGAGTCCGTCGGCATTGAATGGGCCGACTTGGATTTACGCCGGGGAACCGTGACCGTCAAAAGGTCAGTGCAATGGGTCGCTGGACATGAAACGGTCACCGACCCGAAGACCGACCAGAGCCGACGGACGGTCGCACTACCACGGTTCGCAGTCAAACGGCTCGCGCAATTGCGCCACGGCAGAACCGGCAGGCTGGTCGGCGATCTGAACGCCAACCAGGTGGCAGCTCATTACACGTCATGGTGCCAACGCATGAAACTCCCCTGCGTGCCGCCAAGGAACCTCAGGCACACCTTCGGCACTCTGGCAATCGCTGCGGGAGCCGATATCTCAGTGGTCGCACGACAACTCGGTCACAGCGACATCAAGACAACCGCCCGCTACTATCTCCGCCCCGATTTGTCCGTGCTGAGAAGTCTGCAGCGGGCATGGGAAAGACTCATCATCGGAGCCGCGTAGCTTTCCGTAACCCTGCCGTTTGGGAAAAGCAATGGCAACGGAGGAATCTATCCAATCGGGAAAATACCCAATCCGAATGCGATTAAGGCTTTGAATGGCAGAGCCATACTATCGTCTGGGACGACAGTGGCGATTCCATTCATCCACCCGTCATATCTGCAGCGGTCAGTCCAAGTCTCGATCGCGCCGGACGGGACCGTCAACCTGCTCGTTGGTCCCGAAGTGGCTGTCACAGGCGGAATCGTGGAAATCCACTTTTAATAGCTTTCCGTAACCCTCTATAATGCCGATGGTTTCGTTGTCATCAAAGCCGGAATCTTGATGTTCGTGAAGTTTAGCGGCGCGATAGGGGCCGGAAGCTGGGATGTGAAACAGTGCAAGTATGTTCTGCCGGAAGCGTATCGGCCGCCAATCGAGTTCAACAGCATGTGCTGCGTCACGAATGGCCAGACCGCGCGAATGCTTATCGTACAGGCCGACGGTATCATCCGGGTAGCCAACATGGGATCGACCGGTAGCAGCCAAGGTTGCGTCGGAACTGTCGTATACCCAATCCGCTAGCTTTCCGTAGCCCTCACTGCTACCTTTAAGTTTCAGGACACAGGATCGTTTGTTGGCGCCCTATATGGTGAATCCAACACGATTACCGTCAAGGGCAACATGCTGTATGTCGATTTGAGCTCTTTCAAATCAACCGTCGAAGTCTCGAACTATAGGGTCTGGTTATATCAGTCAGGGATACGTCCATCGGCCACAATTGGATTGGGATGTGTTGGATCAAGTCTTGCGGATCCGCACTACAACAAGCAAGCGAATTGGAATCCAGATGGCAGTATTACGTTACTTGGCGGGGTTGGCAGGGATAACATCCTGATACAGCGTTTTTCCATGCCGATTCCTAGTGGAGTGACGTTCTCCTAGACAAGTGGCACCGTGATACAGCCTTCGACCCATCCCCCGTTTGCGCCTACTGTCATCTTTCCCGAGGAACGCAAGGCTATGGTGTGCTGCGCCACCTGCACTTCGACGCCATGCAATCCGATGCTCGAATTGGATACTGCGGCGCAATGCACCTCGAAAGCCGCCTCCAAACCGGCTGGGAGTGTGAGAATCGGGGAGATCTCCCATTCTTTCGCCGCATTCCAGTCGCTACCGACTCGGATTGCGTGGAATGCGACGATCAACAGCTTGCCTACCAGCGCGGTACGGTAATTCACGTTCCAATTCTGGTTCGATCTGGTGAGGGTTACGGAAAGCTATTGCTGCTTGATTGCGAACCACTGCACGATAACCCGATGAGTCTCACCTAACCATCCGTTCGTGTCGCTGCGCCGGATGCGAAAGCGTAGCCTATCCTTCGTAATATCCCAGGGGAAAGCACTAAAACGCTTGCCTTCCACATCATCCATGCCATTCGGATACAGTTGACAGAAAGAGTAAACGCCGGAACTCTGCTTAAAAGGGTTTGGGACCATCAGAAAACCATTCGCATCAGTCTTGCCGTCATACAATCCACATTGGGTTACGGAAAGCTATCCTCATGGGATTGGATAGCAGAGGGAACCCATGCATCCTGCGCTGCTGCCTGCGGCTCCCATGTTCGCGCATCTTATGGTGCCGTTCGGATTGACGACGAGCATTCGTGACGTCTGCCCGTTCGTCACGCACACCATTCCATTGACCTCGATGGGTGGCCTCAGTCCGACCGGCAGCACGTATTCGCATTGCACGCCGCTCCAACTGTCACCGGCGAAGGAACCAGAGTATTTGACAAGCATCATCATGCCGACCCGCTGCACGAAAAAACCTTTACCTTCGTACAGGGTTACGGAATGCTATTGCAGTGCCATCCAGCAGCCGTGCGCCGTGGAGTAGGCGGATTTCGGGTCGCCAAGCATCTGCACCTTCCCGTCACGCGCGACAAGCAGGCTGAAACCGCAGGACGGGAACGAGATGATGCTCATGTCGACGAGCGGACGGAACGCTTCTGGGATGGTCTCATTCGCCGTCGTGTAGTTCTGCTGTCCACTGCCGGTGAACTTGACGTTGCCGTTGATCGTGACGACGCGTCCGACGCGACATAGAGTGAGTCTGTCGTTCGTGTATGGAGGTTTCCATAGCTGGGTTACGGAATCCCACAGTTGGCTCATCGGAGGCAATTGCTTGACAAGCATGACAGGAGTTCCGGCGGCGATACCACTGATCGGAATGCGGGCAATCGGAATCCATACGGTGCCGGAATTGTTCAGGATACTACCCGACGGCACCGCGGGGTCGACCGCCGTGCCACTGGTGGCAGTGCCCTTCAGCACCGCGAGCGCGATCGTTTCGATGTTGTTCGAGTCTCGCGTGTATTTCACGCAGATTAGGTCGTTGCGGTTCCGTCCTGTGACTCCGCTTTCGATGGTGACGGTTTCCGCCGCGGTGACGCGTGCGTATCGTCCTTCGATCACAAGGTTGAGGACCGGGACGAGTGCCTTGTTTGCTGACTGCATGGTCACGGCGGGGAATTTGCCGTCGCCGCCTTGCAGCAGGTAGTTGCCGTTCCCGACCAGTCCGGCCTGCATGGCTCCTTGGTCGCTGGATGTGATGTGCGGAGCGCCGGCCTTGCCGGTGATGAGATTCATGGTCATGGTCATTCCTTCCTATCTGTTGTGTTGTTGAGGTATGCGGCGTAGGCGGCGTCCTGCGTGGCTGCCAGCGCTTTGAACGTCTGCCAGCATGCGGTACAGACGAGCGCGCCCTGTGCGACTCCGTCGACGGTGGTGTGTGTGATGTCGTGCCAGTCGCTGGAGGTGCGTGGGTCACCGTCGGCGAGGTATGCGGAGGCGTGGCATCGGTCGCAGGTGTATCTGGTGATGTTCGTGGTTCGTGCCATTGATGTTCCTTTCTCTTTCAGGCTGTGCGCTGGTAGATGTGTCCTGGAAGGATGGTGTTGCATTCCTTCCAAGTGCCGCCGTAGGTGGTTCCCGGATTTGTTGTGGCGGTGGTCCAGTAGAGGGAGCCGACCGGGTGGGCGGCGATGAACGCCTGGCTTGCGCTCATGCCCGTCTCGCCCTTGTCGCCCTTCGGTCCGACGAGGCTTGTGTTGGAAACCGGTTTGAACGTCACGTTTTTCCCGGTGGCTGTGATCTGCGCGTACATCAGGTTCTTGCCGCCATTGGTCATGGCGAAGAAGTATTCGCCTACGACCGGGGCACGGTTGAAACTGAGTGCCCGCCAGTCAAAATCCGAGCATGCGGACGTCCAGTATCCGGATAGTATGCGTGTGATGATCAAGGCAGGCAACCCGGTCTCGCCGCGTTGGCCGGCCTCTCCTTTCGCTCCGGTGGCCCCGGTCGCGCCAGTGGCGCCGGCAGGGCCCTGCGGTCCTTGCACTCCCTGCTTGCCTTGCGGTCCGGTGTCGCCTTTGGGGCCTTTGACGTTGCCGAGCAGAATCTTCGTCATATGCGCTCCTTACTTTCCGTCATTGATCATGTAGTACAGGTCGCCCGTCGCCGGATCGTAGGAGACGGGAGCCGCCGACGCGGTGGTCGTATCCGCGTACACGGCGTACAGGTCTCCGTTCGGGTCGACCTGCAGTGTGAAGAATCCGGAAGTTGGCGCCGTCACGCCGCTGGCACCCTGCGGTCCTGTCGGTCCCTGTGGGCCCTGCAGTCCCTGCGCACCTTGTATTCCCTGCTTGCCTTGCGGCCCGGTGGGGCCTGTTGCTCCGGTAGGTCCGGCAGGGCCGGTGTCGCCTTTCGGACCTTGCGGGCCGGTAGGGCCTCCTTCTCCGGCGGGTCCGACATCGCCTTTATCACCCTTGTCACCTTTCAGCCCTTCAGGACCTTGCGGGCCGGTAGGGCCGGCAGCTCCAGTGGCTCCTTTAGGCCCGGTCTCGCCGGTATCGCCCTTCACGCCTTGTGGGCCGACGTCACCTTTTGGACCTTGCGGTCCGGCAGGGCCTTGCGTTCCGATGATGGATTGACGGGAAATCGTCTTTCCCGTGAATAGGCTGCCGGACTGTGAAACGCACTGCCAGACGATGCTGTATTTTCCGCCACCTGACAATGCGGTCGAATATTCATTGACGAGTGGTGTTCGGTTCAAACATTCGCTCACGTTTCCCGTGAAAGTGGATCCCACCGGATATTCGCCGACGAGGGATTTCTTCATCACGAGCGCCGGAAGGCCGACGTCACCTTTAGCTCCCTGAACGCCCTGCGCTCCTTGCTTGCCTTGCGGGCCGATGGCCCCGGTATCGCCCTTGTCGCCTTTGGGTCCTTTGATGTTGCCGATCAATAGTCGCGCCATGTGTCACCTTTCCGGGATGTCCACGTACAGGTTCCCGCTCTCGGAGTCCCAGACGAACGAGGGTGGGTTCGTGTTGTCCGGATAGTTCACGTACAGGTCGCCGTCGCCTTCCATGCTGAGCGTGAAGAAGCCGTTCGAGGGGGCGGATACGCCGCTGTCGCCCTTGTCACCCTTCTCCCCTTGCGGGCCCTGGATGCCTTGGGAACCTTGGATGCCTTGTCTGCCCTGGGGGCCGGTCGCTCCCTGTGGGCCCGTGGGACCCTGCGGACCTGTGGAACCCGTCGGGCCTTGCGGTCCCGCCGCGCCGATCGCACCGGCATCACCCTTATCGCCTTTCTCGCCGCGTATCCCCTGCAGTCCCTGCGGGCCTTCGGGACCGGCGACGCCTTGCGGCCCTCGCTCCCCGGTCGCTCCTTTCTCTCCCCGAGGACCGGTGGGTCCGGTCGCTCCGGTGGCCCCCTGTGGTCCTGTGTCGCCCTTGTCGCCCTTCTCCCCTTGCGGGCCCTGGTCGCCTTTCGGAAGCCCCAAATTCAAGGTTTTGTCGCTGCCGGCGCCCGTGAGCGACGCGCTGGCCTGCACGCCTGGTGCGAGCGTGTCCACCGAACCGATTCTCAGGCCGGTGAGATAGTCGCCCTTCGGCTGCTTGCCCGCCAACGCCGTATTAAGCGCACCGATGTCCTGTCTGGTCACGTCGGCGCTGAAGGTCCAATTATCAAGCTTGAGGCCGGCTCCCGCGTAGTAGGCGTGGCCACCATCCCCGATGGAGGATTCTCCGCTGTTGCCGCCGGCGCTGGCACCTCCGGATTCGTAGGTGACGGTGAGCACGCCTCCCAAAACCTTGACGATCTTCTTGGAGATCTCGGCCGTGACGACGAGGCCCGTGTTGTTGTCACGGCCCGTTACCAGGTCGCCGACGTCCGCGTCGATGTCGTCGGGAATGTCCACGTCGATGGTGCTGGTGTTCCGAAGCTCCTGGAATTTCTGCCTGCCCTTGTCCTCGAGCTCGTCGGCTTCGGCGTTGGACAACTCGTATGTGGCGGTGCGTTCGTCAAGGCCTTTGAGGGTCTGCGTGTGGCTGAACGTGCCGTTCGCGTCGGCGTACCAGTGGATGACGGTACGGTCCTTGAGTTCGCCCTTGCCCAGGCAGATGAGATGGTTGATAGGGTGCGCCGCCTGTTTGGCGGTGAAGTCGATGAGGTCCGAGTCGATGCTGTCGCCGATCGTGCGGACGGGCATGGCGCTCATGGCCACCTTGTCGCCGTCATTACGCAACCGGAGTTTGAGTCCGCTTGCCCTGAGCATCTTGACCAGACCGCTGTACAGGTCCACGTACCGGTCGAACTGGCAGGTGGTCTTGTGGTCGGCGCTTTCTTCGGTGACGGTGAACAGGCCTTGCAGTCCCGCACGGCTGACGAGCGTGCGCATGATGACGGGAATCGTGCCGGACAGGGTGAGGTAATCGTTGTTCCTGTCCGGTTCGATGATCTTCGAGGCGAGCACTCCATGCCAGTCGCGGCCATGCCATGTGACGGTGGACAGGCCGCCGTCCACGTCGACATCCGTGTCGTCGATGATGCCGCCGTACTCGGTGCCGTCGATCATGATGCGGCTTCCCGCCTTGAGCGCGGCGTCTTCGACCTGCAGGTCGAAGTCGTTCTCCCCGCTGCCGAACGCGAGGTCGAGCGTGTATGAGGCGTGGCTCGCCACGGGTTTGCCTGTGGCGTCGGTGACGATCAGGTCCATGGCGGTTCGCTCCTTTCCTCGCAGACCGTCAAGTCGAATTGGAATCCTCCCGGCCAGCTGACCGACTGTGTTCCGGGCGCGAGCGGTTGGAACACGTACCGGCCGGAATCCTTGCCCGACCCTCGCACGGCCTGCGCGAAGCAGTTGGTGGCGAGCCCGGTGCCGCTGACCATGGTGACGGTCCTGACATCGCCGGTGCCGTCGATTTCCAGACGTGAGCCGGATGGTACGGTCACGTCGACCTCGTATCGGTTGGTTCCGATGATGACGTACGGGTTTGTGCACGGTCCGAATATCGTGAGTTTGACCGGCTGCGGGATGGATGTGTCGTTGACGATCTCCGCGCCCAATGCCATGCCGGCGAAATCATGCGGATAATCATATGGATAGTCAAGGTCGGCGGTTCCGGAATCGTATCGTGGCGTGAAATGCGTCATGGTCGGACGGCGCCACACGCCATCGGCCAGCACGATGGTCAACTGTGTCTCGACCATCGTGGGCGTGATGGATTGCGGTTCGCTTTTCGTGATCCACGCTTTGGCTTCCCATTCGCCGTCGGCGATGAGCGTGCCCGGGTTCCCGGATGCCATGTCGGCGTCCGAGAGGCGGCGCAATAGGTTGAGCGTCTCCGGAGAATCGTGGATCTTCACGGTGACTGTCGCCTCGCGTGCCTTGCGGGTGATGCCCGTCATGCCGCGCGAGGCGAGGCTGTAGTCCCAGACGCGGGCTCGCAGTCCGGTGAGTGTCTCGCCGTAGAGCGGCCCTTCGAAACCGATCGACTCGCCTGTTGCGCCGCTCACGTAGCTCAGGGTTCTCATGCCACGCTCCTTACGAGTCTTGCGAAGTCACGTTGGGTGAACGGCCGGTCGTCGGCCGTCGCCGCTTCGACGGCTTCGATCAGCGTGTCCATCCTGCCGATGACGGTTTCCAAGAGTCTGTCGGAATCCGATGGCGTGGCCGTGGTGACGTTCAATCGTCCGGTCTTCGCCCAGTCCGTACCGTCGAGGCTCATCGTGGAGACGAGCGAGTCCATGGACCGGTTGACCACGGCGGCTGAATCATCGATGCCCAATGCCATGCCTCGGCCGATCATCACGCCGACCTCGTCACGCATGAGGCGTGACGGCGAGTGGATGCCGAGTTTGCTTTTGACAGCGGAGATGGCGTCGTTGACGCCGGAGAGCAGGCTCGACGCGATGCTGCCGATCTTGCTCTGGATGCCGCTGACGATGCCGCTGACGATGTTCGCTCCGATGCTGAGCATGCGGCCCGGCAGGGAGGAAAGGGTGCTGACGATGTTCTGCACGAACTGCTTGCCGGCCTGCGACGCCTTGGTCCCCATCTGGGACGCCCAGTTGGCGACGCTGGAGATCGTCGCGGACAGCCAGGAGCCGATTCTTCCCGGCAATTGGGCGAGGAACGTGCCCACGCTCGTGAGGAACCGGCTGCCCGCCTGGATGGCCTGCGATGCCATGTTGGAAACCCACGCCGAGGCTGAGGCTACGGCTCCCGCGAGCCAGCTGGCCACATTGCCGGGCAGCTGGGTGAGGAACGTGCCGACGTTCTGCAGGAACTGCGTACCCATCTGTAGAGCCTGCATGGCCGTGGACGACACCCATGCGCCGATGCTCGCGGCTGTCGAGGCGAGCCATGCGGCCACGTTCCCTGGGAGTTGGGTAAGGAACGTGCCGACGTTCTGCACGAATTGCATGCCCATCTGGAGAGCCTGCGCGCCGAACGCGACCGCGTACAGCGCGATTGACGTGACGGTGTAGCCGAGCCAGTAGGCGATCGTCTCTGGCAGGTTCATGATCGCGTTGGCGAGGTTCGTGAGGAACTGTTGGCCGGCCTGCAATGCGGACTGGCCAAGGCTCACAGCCCATGAGGCGACGGCTGACGCTGTTCCGGCGAGCCAGCCGGCGATGTTGCCGGGCAGTTGTTGGAACCATTGTCCGACACCTTGGATGGCCGACGGGAGCGTCGAGGTGAAGAACGTGACGATGGTCTGGCCGATGGAGACGACCGTGCTCACGGCCGTCTGCCATGCGGATGAAAGGAACGACGTGAACGACGCCCACATTTGACGTCCGGTATTGGTCTGGGTGAAGAACCATGCCAATGCGGCCACGACCGCACCGATGGCTACGACGAGCATTCCGATAGGATTCGCGTCCAAAGCAGCGCTGAACGCCAATTGCACGGCAGTAGCGGCCTTGGTCACCGCACTCCACGCCGATTGAGCGGTCTTGACGATGTTGAACGAGCCAGCGAGTTGCTTCAGACCGCCCGTCACACTTCCCGCGGCGGAGATCTTGCCAATCAAATCGAACGCGGCCGTAGCGGTCTTCTCCACACCGGAGGCAGTCGCGGAAATGGCCTTCAGTCCACCGGAAATTGTCTTCAGCCCGGCCGAGACGATATCCCAGCCTTTGACCGCGAGCAATGCGATGGTGATGGCTTTCAACGCGCCGGACACCAGTGCGCCGTTCTGCTGCGCCCACTGTCCGACCGACTGCAGCCAGCCTCCCACCGTCATGAGCACGCCGGTCAAAGTGTTCAACAGTCCGGCGAAGCTCTGCGCCGCGGAACCGGCGGTGCGCGCGCTGTCGTTGAAGCCGAAGGCCTGCGAGACCGCGGCCGCCAATCCGGAAACCAGCGAGCCCAATCCGGAGATGACGCCGGTCAGGCTTTCAAGGAACGGCTGCAACGCGCCCGTCTCGATGAACTTGTTGACGAACGTCTTCGCCCATCCCGCCGCGTTCGACAACGCCTGCGCGACCGAAGCGACCACTCCCGCGAGCGCGCCGGCGGTTGTGGAGAACATTGTGGCGGCTTCGCCGCCATTGTTGAGTCCGCCTATGAGTGATGTGATTGTGTTCCAGAGGCCGGTGAGTTGGCTTTTGAGGCTGGCCGTCGCCGAGGCGAGCATCTGGAAGCCGGGAATGTTGGAGATCGTGTCGCCAAGGTTTTTGAGTTTCGCCTGTGTGGCGGGTATCGCGTTCTCGAGGCCTTGTTGGAGTGCCGCTCCGACTTTTTGCAGGGTTGGTGTGACGGCTGCGGTGAATGTGTCGATGAGTGGGATGGCTTGGTTGAACAGGCCGCGCAGGCCGTTGAGGACTGGTGTGGCGGCTGTTTCTCCGAGTCGGCTCAACGCGGCTTTCACGTTGGCCAGGGCGCCGGTGAATGTGGTGCCTGCGGATAGTGCGGCTCCGCCTAGGCCTTCCTGCATGGCGTCGGCGAAGGTTTGGAAGTCGATTTTGCCGTCCGAGACCATGTCGGACACTTCGGCGCTGGTCTTGTTCAGATGCTTGCCGAGCATTTGGAGGACGGGGATGCCGCTCGACATGAGCTGGAGCATGTCGTCGCCCTGGAGTTTGCCTCGGGCGGCGACGGAACCGAAGATCATGCCGATGTCGGTGAGGCTTCTGCCGCTGATCTGCGCGGTGTCGGCCACGGTCTTGAGGACCTTGGTCAGGTCCCCGCCTTCCTTGATGCCGGAGGCGGACAGGCTTGCCGCGACGGTCGCGGCGTCACCCAATCCGAACGCGGTGCCCTTGACGGACGCGAGCGCGTCGTTCATGATTTCGGTGACGCTCGCGCTGTCGTGGCCGAGGCCTTTGAGTTTGGCTTGCGCGTTCTCGATGTTGAGGGCGCGGGTGAAGCCGCCTTTGGCGGCCAATGCGGTGATGCCGCCGGCGAGGGTGGCGATCGCGCCGGTGCCGACCTTGCCGATTTTGCCGAATGCTCCGCCGATTTTCGAAATGAGGGTGTTGGAGCTTTTCTTGGAGGCTTTGTTGACGGCGTCGCCGATGTCGCCTTCGATGCTTTTGCCGAATCCTTTGCCGGATGGTTCGACGTGGACGTATGCGACGCCTATGTCCTGTGCTGCCATCGTGTTTCCTTATTCGTAGGTTGGGATTCCGATGGCGGTCGGAGTCAGAGGTCGTCGTTGATGTGGAAGTAGGCTTTGAGCCGTTCCCTGTCCTCGCGTTGACGGCGGGTGAGGTTGTGTGCTGGGGTTGGCGGGCGGAGCGGGTCGTGCTCGTGGTCGAACCATGGGCGTTTGCGTTGTCCGGACAGCGTCCAGACCGCCTGTTCGGCTCCGTCGGGTGCGTAGACGGCGTTCTGCAACGCCATCCACGAGTGGCTCGTGTGGTCTTTGAGGATTTCGCGGGTCAACGCCCAGGCAAGTCCCCAATCGACTCGTGGACGTTGGCCTTCAACCCATTCCCGGAAGCGTACGGGCCTGTAGATCTGCCCGTACGCTCGGATCCAGTCGTAGGCTAGTGCCGCGCGATTGTTGTTCCAGAGGTGGGCGAGGTAAACGCTTTTGGGTCCAGTCCGGATTCCTCGGCCCACGCCTTGATGGTCGCGGTGAGGTAGGCCATCGGACGTTTGGTCTTGCGCAGCACGTTCCAGAAGTTCGGCTGCATCGTCTGGAAGTAGGCGAGGAACGTGCTCACGCAGGCCGTGGTTTCCTCGTCGGAGAGCATTGGCTTGCTTTTGACCAGGAGGATGGCCTGGACGAGTTCGATGGGCAGTTCCGCGTTGTTGAGGTTCGGCAGGTCGAGTTTGACGCCGGCGACCTCGAGGTGCACGTCGGGTTTGAGCTCTTCCGCTTCGGTCAGGTCCACGTCCACGACATGGTATTCTTTGTCGCTCATGTTGGCTCCGTTCTAATGGTTGGCGGTTTGATGTGGTGGTCCCGTGCGGTCGACCGCCATCGGCCGCACGGGAAGAATCAATGGTTCACTTGGCGTCTTCGGTGACGAGGCCCCATGCGTGGAACTGCTCGCCGTTGGCGCCCTTGAGCATCTTGAACGTCATGCTGAAGTTCATGATCTCGCTGGATTTCAGGCTCACGTCGTCACGGTCGCTCACCTTCGCGTTGGTGCCGTACAGGAGGAACGGACGGTCCTGCTGGTCGAGCGCGACCAGCACGAGGATCCACTCCTTCTTCAATCCGGCGCCCTTGATGCTGATGCCGCCGTCCGTTTCGACGTCCACGTCGAAGTAGGCCGACACCACATCCTTGCGGCCCTCCATGGCGGCGAGCTGCAGGGTCCAGTAGCCCGGATCCGTGTCGGACAGCACGATGTCGCCGTTGTGGGCCTTGTAGTCGGTGCTGTCGCCCGGTTCCGGATGCAGTACGGCGCCGTCCTCCGTGGAGTAGCCGATCGGCTTCTTGCTTGCCGGCGGGGTCCAGGCCACTCCGGTCGGAGCCACGAACGTGCTGTCGCCCTTGGGGAACAGGAACAGCGCGTAGTTCTTGATCAGGCGCACGTTGCCTGCGGTGTTGCCGCTGGACACGTACCCGTAGTCGGTCGCGCCCTGCGCGGCCTGCTCGCTGGGCGTGGATGCCGCCTGCGCGGCGACGGTGGTTTTTTCGTTGTTGTCAGACATTCGTCTGCACCTTTCCGTTCTTCGCGTGTGGCGGCACGTTGTCTTTTGTTGTGTTTCAGTTGACGGTGACCTCGAGCAGGAGCACGCCGTACGCGCACACCAGCCTCTTGTCCTCGTCAGTCATGCGTACCGGCCCGGATTCGAGTGACGCGTCGATGAGCGGCGCGACGTTTCCGAGCCCGATGATCTCCCTCGCGATGTCGGCCCACAGGCGTGCGGCCTTGTCCCAGTCGCCCGTATGGTCCTCTCTCATGCATCGCACGCTCAACCGCAGCCGCACGTACTGCGAAATTGGGGTGCTCATGCCCTGCATGGAGTCGGCCAGAGTGGCTTCGGTGAAGGGCGGTTCGAGGTCGGCTCGTTCGATGGTGTCGAACGTCACGTCCGGGAACAGTGTCCTCAGTTTGGGCAGGAGCAGCGGCTCCGTGCGGCGGGGAGTGACCGGGATGCTCATACGCGCATCCTTCCGAGCGTGTCCTCCAGCGTGCCGTGCGCCTTCTCCACCGGTGCCGGGCAGATGATCGCCACGCCGCTACGGTTCTTGCCGTCATGGTCGCGGACCATGCAACGGTCATCCTCTACGGCGGCCTCGGCCGCGTCCCTCATGCGCGAGCGCAATGTCTCGTTTTTGAGGACCTGTTGGCTGAACGCCTTGCGGTTGAATACGAATCTGCATCGTTTGGCCATGGTTTATCCTTCCCGTTCGCCTACGGTGATGACGTCGCCGATGTGGCGTCCGTGGATGTTGTTCCACACTTGCGGTTTGCCTTTGACGGGCAGGAGGATGCCTCTGACTTTGATCAGGTCGGCGGCCTGGATGCCTGATGGTTGGCTACCGCGGATGTGGATCGTGTATTCGATGGTCTGCGGGCTGGCGTTCTCCTCGGTCTGGTCGGTGGTGGAGGTTGGGGCGACCAGCGCCTGGAACGTGCCGACGCGGGCGGGTTTGCCCTGGATGGGGTTGCCGTCCGTGTCGGTGGTGGGCTGGCCGCGCCAGATTTCGATGGTTTCCACTAGGACGTCTCCCCCGTTGCCATGTCGACGCTGAACGCGCGTTGCGCGTTGATGCCGAGGATGCGTTTCTCGTCGTCGCGCAGCCAGAGATCGCCGGTGGGCGCTCCGAAACTGTATTGTTCGCTGAAGCTGCCGGTGGTCTGGTTCATCTGCGTGATGCCGCCGGGAATGTCGTACGGGTCGGCCTGCATGATCCTGCGGACGATGTCGCAGGTGATCTTCGTCAACAGTCGTGGCCGTTCGCCGAGGAGCCGCCGCCAGTTCGGGGAGCGTTCCTTGATGTAGTCGGTCACGTCCGCGAGATGCGTGTCGGCTTTCTCGCGTTCCTCGTCGGTGAGCTTGTGCCACCTCCGTTCGAGATCGTCGGAGGTGGCGAACATGTCGGGCTCGTCCGTCATGGTCACTTCTTGTCCGGCAGTTTGACCGCCCCGGCGGATACGAGGCCGGCGATGGTGTCGTCGAACTGTTTCGCCAACGTGTTGAACGCGGTGACGAGTTTGTCGAATTCGTCCTTGGTCGGAGTGTCCGCCGCGGCCTCGGCGATGTTGCTGTCGACGTTGCCGATCGCTTGTTCGGGCGCGTACTGCTTAATGCCGCCGAGGGTGTCCTCGCCGGCCGCCGGCAGCTCGTAGGCGCTGGATCCGGCGGAGAAGTCCGTGCCATCCTTGTTGACAAGGCTCACCTGCGCGTCCAACGGTCCGATCGCATGCTTCTTCTTACCTGACGGATTGACCACAAGGGTCTGGATGGGGAAACTCATCGTTCACCTCATTCCGTGGCCTTGAGTACGGCGAACGCCTTCGGATCGATGATCGCGAACGCGTACATCGCCTCGGTGCGGTATGCGATCTGGTTATGGGCCTTCAGGTCCACGCCGGTCTGGTCCGGATCGCCGTAGGCGATGATCTCGCTGGTCAGATCGCGGACCATGCCCCATTTGATGAGGCTGAAATCTCCCATGAACGCGAGCACCTTCGTCGGGGTCTTGGCCAGTCGGCCGTTGACGGTTCCGGAGGTCGCGGCGGTGATGCCGTCCAGGCTGCCGGCCTGCAGGTTCAGCGGGATCTCCGGGTAGAAGCGCATGCCGGTGGAGGGGACGCGCAGCTTGCGCAGGCGGGACGCCCAGGTCTTGGACAGGGCGACACCGTTGATGTCGTAGGAGTCGTTCAGCGCGTCGGCCAAAGCGTCCACGTTGCCGATCTCATCCTCGGTGGCGATCACCTGCACGGCAGACGTGCTCAATGGGTCGAATCCGGAGAGCGCCTCACCGGTCTTGGGGTTGATCGCATGGTAGATCACGTAGTCGAGGGCGCGGCCCAGTGCGGCTGCCTGATCGGCCTGGATGCTGCGGATGATCTGCAGCTGGTTGTCCTCGTCGGCCCACTGGAGTTCGCTGGTGACGCGGGTGGTGGTCTGCACCTTGAAGCGCTTCGCCACGACGGAGTCCACGGTCTGCTCGTAGCTGCTCTTGACCGCGCCTTCGGCCACTACCTCGGCTTCGCTCTTGCCGTTGAACACGAGGTAGTCGGCGTCGGAGAAGATCTGTGGCGTGCTGGGGCTCAGGGACGCGATGGTGCTGGTGTCCTTGGCCTTGTTCACGATTTCGGTGGCCACGCTCACGGGGAGCTTGATCTGGTCTGTTTTCATCGCCATGATGGCTTGTCCTTTCGGATGGTTGGGTTATTCGCCTAGGAGCTGGTGGATGTACGAGAGCTCTTCGGCGTCCTTGTTGTTGTTCTGGTGCGATGGAGAGCCCGTCTGGTTCCTCACCTGAGGCGGCTTGGATGCCGGATGCAGCGCCGCGTGCAGGAGGTCCGCATGCGCCTCGAGTTCCTCCTTGGTTCCGCCGCGCAGCAGTTCGGCCGGAACGTCCTTGTCTTTGGCGACTTCGGACACCCATTCCGCGTGCTGCTTCTCGGCCGCGGCGTCGTCGATCTGCTTGCGCAGCGCCGCGTTCGATTCCTTGAGTTTGTCGATTTCGCTCTTTCCGGCGTTCTCCATCTCGTCGAGTTTCATGGCCTTGGACTTGAGCTCGTCGTAGTCCTTGTACTTACCGCGCTCCTTGGCCAGTCGCTTCTCGACGATCTGGTCGACCTGTTCCTGGGTGAACGACCTCGGCTCACCGCCATCGCCACCGTCATTGGAACCGCCCTCGTCGCCACCGCCGTCGATGAGACGGATGTGTGCCGGGAATCGGAATCTGATGGACATGCTGCTCTCCTTTGCTGTTTCCCGTGGATTCGAGTTCGACCGCGCCACGGTGCGCTGTATGGTCCTCCCACGCGATACGGCGCATGGTCGCCGCCAACCTGAATGGCTGGCCGAGTGGTGGATGCAGGATTCGCACCTGCGCGGCTGTGAAGCGCCCGAGTTACAGTCGGGTCCATTCGTCTGCTCTGGCAATCCACCGAAATCAATGGTTTTTGGTAAAATAGAAGTACCGGAGGTCCCGTGCAGACTTGAAATAATAGCCTATTCGTGCGGGAGTGCCTCCGGGTTTTTATTGCAGCTCGATTTCTCTCATCCCGTTGTTGTCCAATAGGAACAAACGTCTGATCTTGTTTTTCTTATGCAGCGCGTTATAGCGGGAAAGTTGCGTCACCAGTTTCTCCGGAGCCGAGTATCCAGTGAGATCCACAATGAATGCATCCTTCACGACACCATGCTGCTCGGCTTTGGATACCGCTTTTGAGATGTTCTTCGAAATGGATCCGTAGTCTGGGCGTTTTTGCCGAGATGACTTAACCTCGCACTCAAGGTCTTGCTCAATCCATTTCAAGTCATTCGTCGATTTGTGCCCCAAAGTATCGCGTGGAATCCATTCGTAATGCTGTCCGAGTGACTTGAAATGTTCCAGGAACACGATTTCATGCATCTCAAGGACGTCTGCGTCTACTGGGACGCCAAGCGCCTTCTGCCTTCCATCCCATCCTTTCTTGCTTAATGATTTCTCGTCGCGCATGCCGGTGAAATCATGTTCGACTTTGAAAGACGCACGTTTCTTCGGCATGATCCCGTCGCTCAATTGCTTAGGGAACTTATGACGCATAACGAATGTGACGGCATTCGCGTCGGCCGAATCCAACTTGATTCCGGCTTCCTCGGCGGAGGACTTCCAATTCTTTCCCAATGCGTTGCCGTTGATGGCTTGCACGGCCTGATCGTACATGGCTTTATACTTCGCTTGGTCATAGCCGAAGATCTTGTCCTTGCCCCAGCTGCACACGGGAATGCAACGGCATTTGCCGTTATGGAAAGAGCCGCCGAAGTCCGCGCTTTCCTCACTGGTGTATGCGAATCCTCGGCTGGCGAGCATCACGCAAAATGCACAAGGATTGGAGCCTCGTGGGACGCGTGCCCATCCAGGATGCGTCTCGTCGGCGTCGCGGTTGTTCTGCGTGGTCAATCGTACAGACCTGCTCATCATGTCGGCAATGAACTGCTGCCAGTCGTCCACCGTCTTCAGGTCGGGCCAAAGGTCTTCAACAGTCAGCCCGTTGGCGTTGCCATGCTTCAAATTAGTGTAGTTATGCCCATTCCAATCGGTTCCAGTGAAACCGCCTACCTGACGGTATAGCACTTCATATTCGTCGCAAGTAGATGAGACGTAGGGCGGCATTTTGATGCCGGCGTATTTCTGCCACAGGTTCCTGGTGTCAGTGTAGTACCTGCGTGATCGTTCGGACGCATCGCGGGTGTACCTGAGCACTATGTCTTGTCGTTCCAACGGTTTCGCGGATTCCATCGCGTCGGTGGCGTCGTCTGTCAGATTCTCAAGATCAGTCTCGTAATCCCTATGCAGTTTCTCCAGTTTCTGACGAAGCTGCGCTTTCGCCGGTTCCGGCAGATCCAGATTGTTCAGATCCATCCGTCACCTCCGAGGACGCCGCGCTTCTGTCCATGAGCTGGTCGATGCGTTGTTCCGATTTCTGCCGTTGCTGGTCGGCGCGTAGGCGGGTGATTTCCTCGCGGGTCAGGCCGAGACGTTCGAGTCCGACATCGGAGTCGGCGTAGCCGGTGATCTTGTCGGCGATCTTCGTGAACGCGTCGGCGCGCGCCGCGTCGGAGATTTCCCTTGTGGGCGCCCATACCGGATGCACGTCGCGTATGGAGTCGGGTATCGTGTTCGCGCCTTCGCGCAATGCCACGGCGATGCCCATGGCCCGTTTGAGTTCCCGCCCGAAGGCCACGTTCTGCTTGTCGGCGATGCGCGTCAACCGTCGTTCGGCTGATGCCATGGCCTCGGCGCTGGTCGGATTGTCCAACGTGATGCCCAGATAGTCGACCGGCACTCGGGTCTGCGAGGCGACGAGCATGGCCAAGGTCTTGAGCATGTCCGAATGGGGCGTCATGGACGCCTGCTGCACCTGATGCAGTTGGGGAAGCTCTCCGTTCTCGTCCGCGGTGATCGCGTTGATCGCCTGGATGAGACTCGTCCATGTGTTGCTGCTGAACGCGTCCCTGTTCGCTCCGATGAACCAGAGTTTCGGAACGGAATAGAATTCGGCCGACGCCTCCATGCGGACCACGGTGCGGAATCCGGCGTCGACGAGGCTCATGAGCGAACGGCTGATGCGGCTGTGGCCGAATGGCCGGTCCATCTGCCTGTCGTAGGCGAGCGCGACGGCAGTCGGCTGGTCGAAGTTCGTTTCGATTTTCTCCGCCCGCCATGGGGTCAGGTGGCCGGAGCATTCGTAGACCTTGCCGGGGAGCCACACGTTGAACGCGCAGATTCGTCCGTCCTTGTCGTCCTCGGTGATGGTCAATGCCGCGGCCAGACGGTGGTTGCGTCGGTCCCAGATTCCAGCGGACCAGTCGGCGGAGCGTGGGATCATGCTGATCCGGTCCGGATTCTCCGGGTCTGCGGCGATGGTCAGGAAGCTGCATGAGTGCTTGTAAGCGGATACGATCAGTTCTGACGTGGCCACGTCCAATTGGTTGTCCTCGAACAGGTCGTTGACGCCCATCGTGTCGTCGCCGGATACGCTGAACCCTTCCAGGTCGCTCAGGTCGCTCAATGATCGGACGGCCAGTTCGGGCCATCCGATCATCGCCTCGACCTTGTTTTTGATCTGGTCGGGGATGGAGATTCCGAAGTCTTTGAATCGTTCCTTGCAGTCGTAGTAGGCTCCGCGGATCAGGTTGCGTGGGTATTTCTCACGCCACACGCGCAACAGTTCGTGGATGATGGGCATGTCCTCGTCGTCGACGCCGAGGATGGTGCCGACGTTTCCGCTTGCGGTGTCGAGGTAGCTGCTGCCGGTGAATTTCGGAGCGACACTTACCGTTGTGCCGTCGGCCATGTAGAACACCATCAGAACATCACCTCCTGTCGTCTTCCCGGATGTCGTTTCGTCGTGAACGCCCCATACAGGGCGAGAGTGGTGGACACGAGCGGCGTGATGTCGACATCACTGCCGAGTTTGTTCCAAGCGATCGCGCCGGACTGTCCAAGAGGCCGCGTGGTGGCGCCCTTGACGGCCGCGGCCAGCTGCGGCTGGTATTCGTCCCGCGGGTGCTTGAGCGTTCCGGCTTTGAGCATGTCGAGGAACCGGCCGCATGCTCGGCCCATCTCCTGCATGTTCGTGACCGTGACCTTCACATGTGCTTTCTTCAGTTCGGGCAGCAGGCTCATGGCGGGCGACTGCGCGTCGATGACCACGCTGGCGGTCTTCGGCCAATGTTCGGCGAGCCAGTCCACGGCCCACATGGTTCCCGCCTGCCGCGCGTCCTTGATGTTCGCCATCTGGATGATTGCCGAACCGTCCGCGTACCGTAGCGCGGCTCCGATGGTCAGCACGCTCCTGTCCGGAGGCATGTCGATGCCGAAGCTCACCGTGCCGCCCTCGGGCACGTCGTCGATGGCCGCGGCCTGCCACAGGTCGGGGCTGATGGCGTATGCGGTGGCGGTCTCGCCCCATATGCCAAGCGCCTCGCGACGGAACGAATCCTCCGACAGGTTGTTGCGCATGCGCATGATTGCCTGTTCGCTTGTACGTTTCGGATAGCTGGGATTCGCTTTAGCCCACTGTTCGCGGTCGTCCGAATCCGCGTCCTTGTCGGCGGCAAGCTCCACGTAGAGGAGGTTTCCGTCATGGTTCAGCGCGTGCATGCGTTTCTCCGTGAACGCATCGCACTGGTCTCCCGGCTTGGGTGGATTGCCCATATACACGACCAGGGGGTTAGGACTCGTGTTCAAAACCGGAATCATGTTGTCCATCGCGCGCACTGTGAGGATCTGCGCTTCGTCGAACACGGCCACGTCCACGCTGTGCAATCCTCGGCCGAAGCCGTTTTCGCGGGCGCCGAACATGATGCGGCTGCCGGACGTGAACGTGATCTCCTGTTGGCCGTTTGCTCTGCGGATGCGTTCCACGTACCGGCCGAGCACTGGATTATGCTCCATCTCGCACATGTCCGCGAATGTCTCGTCGCTGGTGCGCGTATGGTGGGCGGTCCAGATGGCTTTCAGGTTCGGTGTGAGTATCGCCTTGAGGAACAACGCGGTGCCGACGGTGAAGGTCTTGCCGATCTGCCTGCAGCTGGACAGCACGGCGCCGTCCGCGCCACACGCATACTTGCCTTCCGCGTTCTTGGCGAACAGAAGCCACAAGAAGCCCTGCTGCCACAAGTCGAAACGGATGCCGGCCTTGCGCGCGGCTTTGTTGATTCGCGTGAACTCGCTGCCGACGATGCCTTCCGGCTGGCGCAGGATCTTGGCGATCTCAGACAATCGACGCTCCGACATCGTCCGTCACCTCGTCTTCCTCATCGTCCAACAGGTCGGTCAGACCGCCGCCTTGGAGCGATTCGATGCGTTCGCATACGTCGATGAGCTGGCGGCTGATCGCAGGCAGTGCGTTTGCCGGTGTGGACGTGTCATCCATGGCCTTCTGCAGTCGGTCACGGTTGGCGCGCAGCATGTCCAGCATGCTGCCGTCCATCATCCTCTCGAAGCTCCGCTGGTCGAGATCCCTTTCCGGCTTCTGTTTCGTTTCCACGGCTTTGACGGGCGGCTTACCGTTCCGGTCCTGTGCGGGCCGGTTCTTTTTCCGACGCCGATAGTCTTTCTGCCTGCATTTCGCGGAGCAATATTTCTGTTGGCTGCCCTTGCCACTTGGCCTAAATTGCTTACCGCATACTTCGCAAATCATTGCGTTTCCTTCATTCCAAAACCAGTGAGGAACCCGAGTTCTTCGCGCAATCTTGTTGCAGCAGCTTCCGCCCGTGCAAGCGTCTTGAATGGACCTCTCTTGTATGCCTTCCTATTCTTGATAACCTCAACTTGCCATGCTTTTCGATCGTTACGCCAGTAGACACCACGGATTCCGGATTTGCTGTTCTTATTACAGGAAACACGATATTCGGAATTCTCCTGAACCGTTACTGCTCTCAAATGGTCTGAATTAACGCATGAACGGTTGTGACAGATATGATCAATCACCATCCCATCTGGGATAAACATGTTATGAGTCAATGCATATGCGAAGCGATGTGCCGGAACGGACGTCTTTGCCAGACGGAATGTGCCATATCCCTTTGGGTGATGAGCACCGTTCCATTCCCAACATTTACTAGGGTCAGTGCTTCTGAAGTATTTATTAAATCGTTCTATGTCAGATGCTGACGCTTTGAAAAAGGCCATATTCCGCCTTTCATTCAACGTATGCGTAACACAATTCGTTACGCTTAAATTTCAAGAGAAATATCGGCACTGCACCCGAGGCGACCGGGAGGGGGCATACCCGGGGTCCCCGCCCTGGTATCGGAGTCAGATGCCGAACGTTTTGAACGGCATCGAGCTTGCTTTCACTTCCTGTCTGCCAGCCAGCAGCGCTCGTGCGTGTTCGTCTGTCTTGTCGCTCTTCATCCTGTTGCATCTGCGGTGCGTGAGCCTGCAGTTCGCGAAGCTGTATGGATCACCGCCACGTGAGACCGGTACGAGCTCGTCGACTTCGGCGCTCATCGGATGTGGTGTCTTCAATGTCTTGTCGACCGGCTGGGCGCAGATGGCGCACACGTCGTATGCGGCCAGGACTCTTGCCCTGAGCTGTCTGCGCCGCCAGCCGTTGCTGACACGCTCGTTGCGCCGCTTGCTCATGTGGCCTCCCCGCATGTATGAGCCCCGGGGTGCCGTGGATTTGCCGACGACTATCTTCGCCGTTGGCTTGCTGGAATGCCGGTATAGGGGCTCCCGTATATGGACACTCCCGGTCTTGTAGGGGCTCCCCATCATCTGCGAATACCCCTCCCGGATTGTCAATACCCCTACCCCGGATTTGTTTCATGGGTGCCTTCGGCGGGATTCGAACCCGCGTCCACACGCGGCCACAAGGAAGAGAATCCAATAAAGACTCGCGGCCGGTACGATCTACCACTGATTCCTACGAAGGCATACCGGCAGGCGGATTTGAGCATCACCGCATCACGGAAGCACGGGATTGGCTTGCCTGCCACATTGGGGTATGTCCACTCTGACGGGAGTGGGCGGAGCGTGTCCGATATGCCGTTCGGACAGGACGGGATATAACCCAAGGAGTTAGGAGAATCCATCGGTGGATATGAAAAGGGTTCAAACCGTTTTCCGGTTTGAACCCTTTAATCCACTGACAATTCTGCCTTGCACTTTGAAAAATGTCAAATCACGTCATGCCGGGCGAGGCGCGCGTGTACGTCGGACAGGCGGTACAGCGGCTGTCCCTTCTCGTTTCTGCCGGCCGGTTGGATCCTGCCGCGCTTGCGCCACGAGTAGATCGTGTTCACGCTGCACTGGAACCCGCATTCGCGCAGCAGCTCCGCGCACTCCCCCGCCGTGAACGCCCTGCCGGATTCGATGCACTCCTTCAGGAACCCCAATCGCACGTCGACCACGCGATGAGTGTTGCCGCACACCGGACAGTCAACATTTACCGCGCCGACCTCCGCACTCAGCTCCACGCCGCACAGAGGATTCAGGCACCTGCCGATACCATGCTTGGATGGCGGCACGTCGATGATGCCCAGCGTCTTGCGCGCCAACCGCTCCCAGTCATGCCAAATCAGACCAATGTCCGGCAATCGTGAAAGACGATTGCAATCCGCGCAGATACTCAGGCATTTCAACACGGACGGATGAATCCTGCTATCGGCCCATGGCATGGCCGGCGGAGCATACAACCGCCGCCAAAGAGCGACAGCCAGATCATCGATCTCCTGCAGATGGTCAATCACAGACAACCTGACCGGCGTCGGAGCCGAAGCCAAATTGGTACGGCCGGGCTGATGGCCACCGTAATGTGCGGTGCTGTCCAGAAACTCGCGCAAGACCTGGATCCATGACGGATAGTCGCGGAGCCATCCCCTCATTACGGCATCGCACTTGTCACACAGCGTATTGCGCAGATTGCACTCCCCGCCGCACACTTGGCACATGCCGGCGAGCGCTGGCTTGTGTTGGTTGGTTTGTGCTGGTTGTGTCTGGTTTGGTGTTGGTTGGGATTCGTTGGTTGGTTCGTTCATTTGTTCGATTCCCTCCGGCGGGTGTAGTCTGGTTTGTGGTGATGCCAGGAGCCCGGCCGGAAGGTCGGGTTTCTTGTTATTCGCGGGTGTGTTGGATGATTGCTTTGATTTCCTCTTTGGGGACTTGTGGCATCAGTGGCGCGATCTCATCGAGGCTGTATCCGGCCTGATGCCATTTGATGATCATGTCCATGAGGGTTTTCTTGACTTTCATTTCGTTTCCCTTCGTATTTGCTGGATGATCGTCTCGTATGGTTTGCGGTGGAAGATGCGTATCCACCATTCGGGGCGGCGGCCCCATATGGTTTTGACTTCGGTGAGGGGAAACCATGATACGTACCATTTTTGGCAATTTCCGCAGTACAGCACCTCGCCTTCCTCCTTCGGTCTGGGATGCTCATGGTCGAACGCTGGCGGCCTTGGCACCAAATAACTTCGATTGCTCATTTTGTGTCCTTGAGTGTGATGCGTTTCATTCCTTCGCCGCCTTCATTTCTTGGATTTCACCGTCGAAAAAATCGATGATGAGATTGCAGATGGCGGCCGCCGACGTTTTGAGCTGGGTTTTTTCCTCTTCGTTTTCGGCTTTGATGGCGAAAACGCCATCCTTGCTGTTGAAATTGATTCTCATTTCGTGTCCTTCGTGGTTGGGCGGACGGTGAATGCGACGAGTCCGGTCTCGGCATGGAACACCTTGGCCGGCTCGCCAGTCCTCAGGGACATGGCCTGCGCGTAGTCGCCGGCATCGTCGATGTTCTCGAACGTTCTGACGCCTTCCGTGGTGACGACGTTGTAGCTCATCTTGCCGGCTCCTTGCCCGCTACGCTCACATGGCTCCAGTCGCAGGACAGGCCGGCCTGCTTGCCGTTCGTCGAGTAGACGATGCAGTCCACTTGCCTCGTGTCGGTCAAGGTGATGACGCATTCCGTGAATACGTCGGCCCCGGCGGAGCACTGCGAGTCGACGGACCTGACCGCATGCGCGGTCGTGGAAGGCTCCGACGCGCTTCCGCATCCGGCGAGCGCCATGCATATGACGGTGATGGCGAGTGTGATGCGTGTTGTTTTTCTCATTTTGTTTCCTCCTGGTGTTTGCGCCATCCGCCGTTGGCGTATCGGTTCCATCCGCGGATCGCGGTTTTGATGCTGTCGTCCGGGGTGGTGATCCAGACGGCGTTCGGACATGCACGGCATTTGGCGATCCAGATGTAGTGCATCTTGGCTCCGATGATCCGGGCGTAGGGTTCGATGCCGGGTTTCCTCGTGCCGCAGTAGGGGCATGGACTGGTCCTATGCCATTTCCTGGCATGCGATGTGGTGTTTTTCATGGTTTGCCTTCCGTGATGACGACGGCGCGGATGCCGTCCGAGGTTTTGTTCGTATGGTGGCGCAGGTCGCAGTCGATGACGTGCAGTCCTATGCCCCGGTATTTCAGGACCGCGTGGACCGGACTCAACCGGATCAGATCCAATGGGCCGTCCAACGTGACATCCATGCCGGTGAGCGCGATGCATCGCCGGCCGATCAGGTCGGCGGGATTCCGGTACCGCCACGCCATATGCGTCTGGACCGTCATGGCCGGCCTCCGATCCAAGCGACCAGGACGGCCGCGCACAGGAGCATCATGGCGGCCACGGTCATCACCATGCTCCCTTCAGAAGCTTGCGGTACCACTTGTAGTCGTTGATGTCGCGTCGGATGCAGTAGCGCACCCTGTGCGAACCGGCATGCCCCTTGTACGGATCCTCGGGGCAATCCAGGAACCTGATGTAGCGTCTCAACGTGGTCAGGTCGAACTTCCTGTAGCTCAGCCAAGCGTCCGGGTTGAGGTTCAGGCGTTTCAGGAAGTCGATGTCGAAATCCACGTTCGTGCCCGCCGGAACCAGGGCGAACCGTTGCGAGAGCGAGTCGAGATACTCCTCCACTGCGTTCGCCACAGCACCCACGCAGTCGTCGTGCGCGGAGCCGTTCAACAGTTCGAACAGCAATCCATTGTCCGTGTGCATCGAGAACGCGACCGGGCTCATGTCCAACAGGTTGAGATAGTCCGGTCTGATGATGCGATGCAGGGATCCATACGAATGTTCGCCCAGCACGTCGGTGCATTCCATGCCGACCTCCAACGGCAGACTGTCATTCCTGTCCGTACCGGTCGTTTCGAAGTCGAGCCAAAGCAGCGCCTCCGGCTTCACGTTCAGGTCTTCGTCCTGTTTCCTCATGATTCTTCCTTCCAATTGCTTTGCCATTCGATGATTTCGATTTGCGTGAGCCGTTGCGCCGTGCCGTCATCCAACAGCCACCACCAGTCGCCGTTCCAGTCGCGTATCGGCGCGTTGAGCGGATCACGCCAACTCGGGATGATGTAGCCGAACCGTTCCGCCTCGGCCGGATGCGCGTGCGTCCAACCATGACAGCCGGTCGTACCGGAACCGCACAGTTCGACGATGTTGCACGGCAGGTCGCGCACGGTCGGGTCGGCCCGACGGCGCAACTGCCTGTGGTGGCCGCTCCTGCCCGGCCAGACGGTCGGGTCGTGCAGGTTGCGTCCGCAACGCATGCAATGCCAGCTCTGGCGTTGCAAGGCGACGCGTTTCGATTCCTGGAATTGCCGGTCGCTCATCGTCGCTCCCTTCCGAGCTGGTCGAGCAGGCTGATGCAGGTCGAGCAGTCGCGTTTGATATCGCGGATGCGGTCAAGGTCCATATCGGCGAGCGCCGGGCCTTTGAGCGCGTCGAGTTCCAATCGGTCGGCGGCTTGGATGGCCGAGGTGAGGATGCCGGCCATGTGTGCGATGGTCATGGCGTTCATGCCGCCGCCTCCTGTTTGAACAATTGTTCGGCCAGCACGTCGCCGGGCACGTTCGCGAGCTGACGGCGCAACATCTCCGGATCCACGCCCTGGTTGAGCAGGTCCGCGACCTTGCATGCGAGCTCCATGTACGTGTCCGTGCCTTCGCAGGCTATCGGGCCGAGTACGCGTTTGACCTCTTCACTACCCCACGTGAACCGTCGGCGAGCGTTGGAATCCTTTGGCGTGGCGAATCCGCGTTCCTTGCCCTTGACGAGCCAGTTGCGGTATTTCGCGTTCCAGTCGGCCGAGCGGGCTCCCGAGTCGAGGGCCCTGTCACGGAATTTTTCGGCTTCGATGTCGCAGTCGATGCCGAGCCGGTCGGCGAGCGCCCGGTGTTCCTCAGAGGGTTTCCAGTCGGCTGGTATTGGGATTTGTTTTCTCGCGCGCGCGTTACTCTCTCTAGGTTCTATATACGGTTCTTCCTTAGATATGGTTCTTGTGCAATCATGTTGCACACCTGTTTGCACACCTGTCCGTGTTTTTTGCACCCCTGCTTGCACTGCTGGTGTGCAGTCTGCTTGCACTGCTGGTGTGCAGTCTGCTTGCACTGCTGGTGTGCAGTCTGTTTGCACTGCTGTTTCGGCGTTTTTGAGAGGTGCAGTTTTTGCACCTCTGCTCATGTTGAGGTTCCAGACGGTCGGCTTGTATCCGCCGAGGCCAGACACGATGCGCTGGTCTCCCCTGCTGATCAGTCCAGAGGATTCGAGACTCTTCAACGCATAGGAGACCGTACGCACGCTGTATCCGGTCAACCGACTGATCGTGCTCCTACTCGGATACGCTCCCATGCCTTGAGGGTCGGCATGGTCGGCCAGCACAAGAAGCGTGCGGAAATCCGCGTGCTTGATGTCCGGCGCTACACCGTAGATAACCCATGTCAACGCTTGAATGCTCATGATTCGTCCTTAGAAATCCGGTTCGGATTCCGGCGTGGCGAAATCACCGAACGATGCCGATTTGTCCTGTGGCTGACCCCACGGGTCGGACGGCGGAAGCGAGGTGCCGGCAGCGGTGGCCCCGCCCGTATAGCCCGCCGGAGCGGAGGACGGATTGCCATACGCTCCAGCCGTGCCACGCTGCGCCTTGGCCACCTGCGCGGTCGCATAGCGCAAGCTCGGCCCGATCTCGTCCACCTGCAATTCCATGGAAGTTCGGCGCTGATGCTGCTCGTCCTCCCATGAATGCTGCGTCAGCCTGCCCTGGGCGATCACACGCATGCCCTTTGCCAGGCTTTGCGCGCAATGCTCGGCCAGATCACCCCACACCGTGCAGCGGAGGAACAACGCATCCCCATCGACCCACTGATTCGACTGCCTGTCGAACGTGCGAGGAGTGGACGCGATCGTGAACCCAGCCACGCTCCGACCGTTCTTCGTCGACCTCAACTCCGGATCCGCGGTCAGATTGCCCACCACCGCGATGATCGTCTCACCAGCCATTAGAACCTACCTTTCACGGCGAGAGTCTTGATGATGCGGATGGTCTCGCCACCATCCCTGGTCTTCACCATGTGCGTCAACTGCGCGGCAGCGCCCTGATGGAAACTGTCATCAGGCATCACCTCCAACACCGGCATGGCGACCTCGGACACGAACCGGCCCACCAGTCCGTTGAAACGCACGCCCAACGATTCGAGGATCACCAGCTCCTTCCACGCCTCGGTCTCCATCGCCCGACAGCACGCGCCGGCCACCGCCCTGTCACCACTCGTCATCTTCTTCGTGTCGATGTCCTTGACCGGAGCGTTCGGACTGAAATGCCAATGCGGCAGAATCTCCTTCATCGGTTCCTCCCTTGACCTTGATTGATATGAGATTGATTGATATGAGCCGGACCGCTGGGCGCCATGACAGCAAAGAAGCACGCCCATCGTTCCCACACCACCAAGAAAGCTGACCGAAGCGGGGATGCGGGCGGCGTTGACGGTCCGGCCAAGCGCCGGCGGCGGGATTCGAACCCACAGCGGACGGCGTGACAGCGGAAGACGTGAGAGTGCATGCGTGAAATGCAATGTGAGATGAAGGGACCCCCACGCCTCCGCCATCCGTCCGCGTCCTTGTACGCCGGCGGATACGGTCAGACGTCGCCATCCACGTCATCGCGCGGAGCGAACCTGACCGTCAGCCACAGGGCCGTGGCCAGATACACGCCCTCAACCACAAGCGCGCCCGTCAGACCGCCGCCATGCCAGGTGAGCATGAGCGTCACGCTCACGACCAGACCGACCACGGCCAGCGTGAACTTCAAACGCCTGAGCGTGTAGTTCGGCCTTCCCTTTTCGAACCTGTCCTCAATGCGATAATCGTTGTCCGTCATCTTGCGCCTCCGATGCTTTGAATGAATTTCCTTGCCTGGTCTTTCCCGATGCTCGCCAGCTCCTGGCTTCCGTCGACGTCGAGTGCCATGAGGCTGGCGCCCTTGCCCGTGACGCGAATCGCATAGCCGGTCAAACCGAACATGATCACCGTGCCCCTCGGCGGTACTGGTGGCGTCAGCAGCGTTTCCGCGTCGATTCTCCTGAGTGTCATCACAGCTCCTTGTTGATCGTGTCGATGATGAGGTCCACGAGACCGGTGACGTCGAGGTCGACGTATCCGACGATGTGGCCGAGCGACCTCATGGCCTCCGCATCCACGTCCTTGAATGGGTGGACTATTTCGCCCTGGGTCTCGAACTCGTCGAACACTGCCTGCACGCAGGCCTTGCGAATCGTTTTCATGCCGACTCCTTTCCCTCGTATTCACATGTGCTCTGGTAGAGGTGTTCCTTGAAGTAGGCGATCATCGGCTCCTTCGGATACATGACGGTCCGTCCGACCTTCACGAACTTCGGACCGATTCCCGCACCACGCCAGTACGCCAAGGTGCCCTCCTTGATGCCGCAACGGTCCGCGATGTCCTTCGTCGTGTTCATCGGTTTCAGGACCTCAGCGAGCGCAGCGAACGTCGTATCGTCTTCCATCACGCGCCTCCTTTGCGTGTGTAATGCCGGGCGGCGTTAGGAGAACCGCCCGGCCCCCTCCTAAAATCGGTGTCATCCCGCATTCCCGACGTGCGGGCCGAACAGTTAGGAGAAGAATCAATGGATGGATCCGTATTGGCCGCATGGGCCGGTGCCGCGGCCTCGCTGTTTGGCGCCGGATTGACCGTTTGGTGGCCATGGCATAACAGGCCGCAGGCGGACTGGACCCTGCTGGAACACTCGACGAATCCTGAATTACCGATTTCCTCAACGGTGCCCGGATTTTCTGACTGGTTGGAGTCTCGAGACGAGGCCGAGCCGGATTCCGTCTGCTCCGTGTACAATTCCGGTGACGGCGACGCGTACGACGTCTCAATCGAGGGGATTGGATGCAAGGCGTATTTCCTGCTCCTGAGACCCATCGGCGACAACACCGAGTTCATGACTCCGAGCAGCATCGCGCAATTCAAAGCGGCCGACCGCGCGTATATCATCATGCACGCCGATGAGAAAGCCGATGTCATAGCGATACGCCTCCATTGGACGAAGCAGCCGACGCATTTGATGCGCCGCGTGTTCCGTTCCTATTCGATTCATGGGTCGCTCCCGGAACAGCCGCGTCATCCGATACCGGAAACGAGACGGCATTTGCCAACTCTGACGAGATACCGGTTCGAACATTCGAGACTGGGATTATGGTTATTTGCACATCCCCGACTGCATCCGCTTTCCCGGACTCTTGACACTCCCCCAACGACAGGATCCAACCGATCGGATCAAGATCGACGAGGATCCGAAGCAAAGCCAGGGAAAGACTGAACAAGCCAGCAGTAAGCGATATGCATGCCGGCAGCCATGTCTCACTCATCACGCACCCGCTTCCTGTGTTGGTTTCGCGAGGAACAGTTTGGCGAAATACGTCTGCCCCTTGCCGGTCATCTTCGGCGTCTTGTTGATCGTGGTGTGCCCGTCCGAGTGGCTGATGGTCGTCTCCTTGATCTCGAACAGGTGAAGGTCCATCGCCTTCTGTGTGGGCATGTTCCAACTGGAGCCCTTGGCCTTGATGAGCCATCCATGCTCGCGGAGCCAGGCGAACAGGCGCCGTGGGCCGATGTCGATGCCGTTGCTTTTCAGGATCTTCGCGAAATCGCCCACAAGGATGGACGTCCTCGCGGTTTCGACCGCGTTAGCGAACAGGACCTTGCCTTCCTGGGCTTTGAGCTGTTTGGCTTGTTCGTCGACCTTGGATTGCAGCCATCGCATGCTGGCCAACGCCATCTGTTCCGGTGTCATCCGTTCCTGGCCGGCCATATAGCCGCCGTGCTTGCGGATGGACGGCAGCACCTCATGCGTCACCCAACGCTGGAACTCCTTGGCCTCCGGCTTCCGAGACTTCATCACAAGACGGTAAAGACCAGGCTCGGAGATGATGAGCGGAGCTTTACCGCCATTCTGAGCAATGTGGATACTATCCACATTGGTGATTTCATCAGACTCAAGAATCTTGTGTAAGTCCCTTGTATCTGTCCCGAGGATGTCGCATACGTCCTTGGCGACGAACCAGGGCTCCCCCGCCTTATCGGTCAGGGTACGCAATGGGGCGCCCTTGAAATCGAACTTCTGGATTTCATTGTTCATTGGATTCTCCATAGAATCGAGTTTGTGAATAGTTTTCTTGAGGATCCGGCAGGCTGGGCTTCGACCATCATCGCCGGGGCGTCTTTGGCGTGGAACGTTCTGCAGCAGTTTCAAATCCACTCCATTCGCCGTAGGGACGATTTGTCCCAAACCGATTTGGAGCCTTTTCTTGATTCCACGTCGAACAGCATCGTGTATTTCCGGCTTGTTGGACCTCTGACGATGTATGACGTCCGAATCCCACCTCAGGCAACGTTCGGAACAAGCCCCTATACGCCGCTGTTGGCCAAGCGGTTGAGACCGAATCAGATCTGCCATACCGGCTTCACCGGCGAGAATGCGGTGCTGCTACTTCCCGATGATTTCGAGATTGAGTGGCGGTCGTCCCACATGTCGCGCAGTCATAAGATTCGTGTATCTCTGACCGAGATAAAGAAGGAGGCGTGGAACCGCAGATCGAAGAGTGTTCGGCAGATTCGCGAGAGGGCTTCGAGGCCGTAACCAACGGTTCTGCATCAGTCGCGTTCTCGTGGCGATGAGTCAACGAATCGAATATGCCACGCAAGGTCGCACACAAACCGGAATGACGCTTCCTGCGGGCGAGATGCCATCCCGCATCAACGCCAGCGAGATAAAACCACGCATCACCGAAGCTGCATGGGCCGTAACTTGATTCGTCGGTGACCACATCGAAATAGTCGCCCTGCTTCACGTCGTCAATCCAGTATTCGGATGGAAGCACATCAAGGCATGGCCCTCCGTCCGCTTCGATGGCGCGGCATTTCCAGATGAGACGCTTGAAATCGCCAGCGTTCCCCGGCTCTTTCGGAAGGCTCTTGTTCATCCCCGTGCAACCATTGCCGAAGTCGACCCGTTCAAGCGGTTCACCTGGAATCCACTCGCGGACATCGGATCTCTTCATCTTCCTCATTTCGGATTCTCCTTTCGATTCACTCTTCGGCGAGCGCCGCTTGCTTTTTCGAAGCACTCTCATTTGAGGCCCTTCCTGCCGAGTGGGAGAATGAGCAGACCCACGCAAAGAAGGGAGGTGAGAATATGAGCAATGGATCCGATTTCGCGAAGGCGAGCGCCGTGTTCGGGAAGGCCGCTGAAACGTCCGATCCCGACGAGAGGATGAGAGCCCTGTGCCAAGGGCTTTCCCTCCTCGCCAAGGGATTCGATTCGATGGATGCTTCCATGGCATCCGCCGCCTACTGTCTCGACGTGCTCTCGGATAAGTTCTGAACGGAGTTCCTGTATCTCCGTGCTTAGTCGGTCCGCGGCCTGATTGATGTGCTCGAGAATCGAGCCCATGACTTCAGTCGTCATGTCGCGGGCCGACAACTGCCGTCCGACCTCGATGCCGATTCCTCGCAGGTCAAGGCTGGACAGGTGGCTCCTCCTGTCGTCGCCCACTGTTCCGATAACCGTTCGAGCTGGTTCCTCGCGGACGGCTTTTCTTATCGCGCCCAGCATCGCCGGGTGCAGGCGTTCGAACTCCTCAACGGAGATCGGGTTCGTGGATTCGTCCGGTGTCTCGGCCGGAATATTGATGCTCATCTCGGATTCTCCTTTCGATTCATGCGTCGGCGAGCGCCGGTTGCTTATGGTTTGATTTGGTTGATGTCGTCGATTGCGGTTCTTTTTCTTCTGAATTTGCTGCAATGAAGATGTCAAGACCGTCTTGCCATTTCAATGCCGGAGCAATCTTGTCGAGAACGCGAATCGGCCATTCCCGTTGATTGCGCATATATCGATTCATGACGACCCGATTGATTCCAACTGCGTCGGCGACGCCGGATTGAGTGATTCCAAGTCGAGCCATCCTGACTTTTATTGCCTGTGTCACGTATTCATTGCTTGTCACATCACCTCCATTCCCCGAATATTCGGGACTTTATTCGACGTTTACCGGATATTCGGTGAACATGCTTTCAATGTACTCCCGAGTATTCGGTATGGCAAATTCGACACGCCGAACGGCGTAAAGATGTAACTTCCCGAAAATTCGAATACAGTCATCGCTATGGACAGCAGTACAACACGCACCGATCTGGTGATTTGCAAATATATCAGCCAAGCAATGGAAGCCAATGGCATTACCCAGGCCGACCTCTCCAAGGCCCTTGAAGGACGATCAAAAGGCTATATCAGCGACCGAGTACTCGGTAAAAGAAGTTGGGCAATCAGCGAGTTAGACAGACTCGCTCCACTCTTTGGGCTTCCGGACGCTCTTTCACTGGTTGCGGCAGCCTGTGGATCAATCTCCAGCGAAGCCGCCCGCGCCTACGAAGCCCGCGAGCGCCAAAACCAGATCACCGATGATCTGGTCGAACCGAGATTCGAGGACCTGCCACCACAGGAACTTGCCGCCAGCAGGGACATGAACCGTGACATGGAGTCCGAGACTCCAGAGGAGTGATGTGTTCCGCGGCTTTGCGGAAACTCATTATTATACACCTTTTTTGGATTATTAAAAATGACCGAATTCGACCACTTTTACGGTGGATAAGTCAAAATCGTTGAAAGGACAACGAAACGCCGGACGAATAGCGGAACCCGTTAGGAAAACCGGCCGAAACAGGAAAAAGAGAAGGGAAACATCGACGGTAACGATCGAATCACTGAGACGACAGGCCATGCTGATGCGTATCCGCATCATCGAGGACACGCTCCCACAGGGCGTCTGTGGATACTGGCACGACGCCAGCCGCACCATATGGCTCCACGACAAGCTCAACAGCAGGCAACGCCTATGCACCCTGCAGCACGAGCTTATTCACGCCGGACACCACGACCCGGGATGCGGCGGCCGATACGGAGCCAAGTGCGAGTGCCGCTGCCGCAGGGAGACCGCGCTAGCATTGATCAGCCCCGTGGACTACGGCATCTCCGAGGAGATCTACGGAGGCAACGCGTGGCCGATGGCCGTCGAGCTCGGCGTCACCATACAGGTGCTGATGGACTACCGGCAGCTGCTGCATGATTCCGGCGTGTGCGTGCAATGAAAGAAAGCCCCGGCGCCCGCACGTTAGCGGGCGCAGGGATGAGAAGACCAATCGAACATACGGGAAGGGGAACGCACATGCCGAAGGTGACCATCGACGACCTGTGGCTGAGGAACGACAGCGAAGGCAATCCGCCAAGCCGCGCGGCCAAACGCTCCCTGGCGAACTCACGCAATCCGATGAAAGCCCACGTGCCCGAAAAATGGCGCAAAAGCCGGTATGGAATCGGCATGAGATGGCGATGCCATTGGACCATCATCAAGGACGGCAGGCGCGTGCAGAAGGCGAAACAGTTCGCCAAGCTCGCCGACGCGCAGGAATACGCCGCGGCCATGGAAGACGACATCAGACGCGGACGCTACCGCGACCCACGTCAGGAACTACGCCTGCTGGACGACGTGGCCCATGAATGGCTCACGTCGAAAGTCGACCTGAAACCCGGCACGGCCGGCCGATACGCGAGGGAACTCAGACTGTACATCCTGCCGAAATGGAGCGGGACGACGTTGCGGGAGCTTCGTCCGGACCTGCTGCAGGAATGGGTCGGCCAGCTCATGGAAGGTGGATATCCGGCCTCATTGCCGGAAGGACGCGACCCGAAGCCATTGAGCGCGCGCAGCATCCGCAACATCGTGAAGGTGGTGCTCAAAGGAGTGCTCGACCATGCCGTGGACCACGGCTGGATCGGCGAGAATCCAGTGGACAAGGTCACCGTGCCGAAAATCGTCGCGGCCGGCGACGACATGGTGTTCCTCACGATCCACGAGGTCGAACTGCTCGCCGACGAGGCGGAAAGGATCGGAAGACCAGTGGACGGGCTGCTGGTCAGATGGCAGGCCTACACGGGCTGCCGCATCGGCGAATCGCTCGCATTGAAGGTCGGTGACGTGGACGTGGCCAGACGACGCGCCAGAATAAGCCGCACATGGACGGACGACGGGCATGGAGGCAGCATGCTCGGCACTCCGAAGAACGGCAAGACACGCAACATCGCGATCCCGCGATTCCTCATGCCGCAGATCGAAAAACAGATGGGCGGCATGTCCGACGACGATTGGCTGTTCCGCGCCTCCCGTGGCGGGAACATCTGGACGAACACATGGCGGACGAGAATATGGAACAAGGCCGTCAGGGCGGCCGGCATGGAGGACGAGAGTGTGACCATCCACAGTCTGCGCCACACGTACGCGAGCTTCGCGATCGCCCAGGGCGCGGACGTGAAGACCCTGCAGATGCAGCTAGGCCACAGCTCCCCCAGCATCACGCTGAACACGTACACGGCGCTCTGGCCGGAACGGTTGGACGACGTGGCCGACGCCGTCGGGGCTTTCCGCGAGCGCGAACTTGGATGACGTTTCGATGGAGATACCGCAGTGTTTGTATGCATTTGTATGCGGACCATCGCAACGGAGAAAAGAAATGCCTTGGAAACTTAATGTTTCCAAGGCTTTTTGTCGGGCTGACAGGATTTGAACCTGCGACATTCTGCTCCCAAAGCAGACGCGCTACCAAACTGCGCTACAGCCCGTTCATGCACTCCCGCACGTGGCAGGTGAACACGAGTTTCCATTG